GCCTATGTCATAGCGGATAATAAACTCGCATTAAACGCTGGCTGGGACGAGGAGCTGTTAAGGCTTGAGCTTGGCGAAATAAAGCTGGTTAAATAATGCCCAAAAAAACAGAAGACAAACCTTATCAAAGACCTGCGGCTAATTCTCCTACTTACCCTGTAACGACTATAGCTAAGTTATTGCTTTTAACGGATAGGCGAGTTCAACAGTTATCTAAAGAAGGCGTAATCCCAAAGTCTAACAGGGGCAGATATGAGCTTGCTCCTGCGGTACAGGGCTATGTTCGTTATCTTCAGGAAAGGTCTATTGGCAGGGAGAGTGCTCCAGAGGACTACCATACGGAGAAATCTCGTTTAGTTAAGCTGCAAGCAGACAAGGCTCAATTCGAGATAGATGAGCTAACAGGTAAACTTGTTAGGTCGGAAGAGGTTGAAAGCGCATGGGCTTCGATGGTAGTAGATTGTAAAACAAGGCTTTTATCTGTACCGTCTAAAGCTGCTACGTTAGTTGCCACTGAACCAGACCCAGCGGCTTGCCAAGTAATAATCGAAGAAATGGTCAGAGAAGCCCTACAGGAGCTTAGTGAATATGGAGGGGTCGAAAGCGAGCCAGTTGATACAGCAGGGGATGAAAGTTTGGAGTCCCCCACCAAAGCTGACAGTAAGCCAGTGGGCAGACCGCGAAAGAAGGCTGGACGCTCAAAGTAGCTCAGAGCCTGGTCGGTGGTATACCTCTAGGGCTGAGTATCAGCGTGGAATGATGGACGCTTGCTGCGACCCTAAGAATGTAGAGGTCGTGATTATGTCTGCGGCGCAATTAGGCAAGTCTGAGGCTTTGCTTAATATCATTGGCTATCACATAGATAACGACCCTTCTCCGATTCTCATGCTACAGCCTAGCCTAGATATGGCGCAGTCCTTCTCTAAAGATCGGGTTGCCAATGGATTGCTTGCGTCTACTCCGTGTCTTAAAGACAAGGTGAAGTCACCTCGATCAAGAGACTCTGGGAATACTACGCTGCATAAAACCTTTCCGGGCGGTGCTATAACCTTAGTCGGAGCAAACAGCCCGTCTGGTCTAGCCTCGCGTCCTATTCGAATAGTCCTCTGTGACGAGGTTGACAGATACCCTACCTCAGCGGGTTCAGAGGGTGACCCTATCCAACTGGCTAGAAAGCGAGCCTCGACCTTCTGGAATAGACGCATAGTCATGGTTTCTACGCCTACAAACAAAGGCGCATCAAGGATTGAGGACGCATTTGAGAAGTCTGACCAACGGAGATACTACGTCCCGTGTCAACATTGTGAACACAAGCAGACTCTGAGGTGGGCAAACGTCCAATGGACTGACTCTAATCCTGACACAGCAAAGTACCAATGCGAGGAATGCTCTGTCTTATGGTCTGACTCTGACCGTAGAAAGTCGGTTAAGGAAGGTAAATGGATCGCCACTGCTGAGTTTAACGGTGTAGCTGGGTTTGCTATCTCAGCGTTATACAGCCCTTGGACTCCATTATCTGAAGGTGTCCGTGACTTCCTGCTAGTTAAGAAGAACCCAGAGCAGTTAAAGGTGTGGACTAATACCTATCTTGGGGAGTCTTGGGAAGATCAGGGTGAAGCGATAGACGAGTTCAACCTAATGGAGCGAGCGGAGGCGTTTGAGCAGAAGATACCTGAAGAAGTCATCTTCCTGACCTGCGGGGTGGACGTACAGGACGACCGACTAGAGTTAAGCGTCATCGGATGGGGCAGGGATGACGAATCGTGGGTGATTGACCATGTAATCCTCTACGGCGACCCTTCTACACCTCATCTATGGACATCCCTAGACACACATCTATTCAAAACATATCCAAGCCATGACGGTAGAGACCTGCCTATCAGGGCTACCTGCATTGACTCAGGTGGACATTATACAAACTCGGTCTATTCCTACGCTAAGAAGAACGCTGGCAGAAGGGTCTTTGCGATCAAGGGTGTGGGTGGAGAGGGCAGGGCTATTGTTGGAAGGCCATCAAAGAACAACATTGGCAAGTGTAATCTCTTCCCAGTAGGTGTAGACACTGCTAAAGATATGCTTTTCGGGCGGCTACGGGTACAGGATGAAGGCGCGAGCTATATACACTTCTCCGATCATCTGCCAGAAGAGTATTATAAGCAGCTAACCGCTGAGAAGATCGTGACTAGGTATCATAGGGGCTTCAAGAAGCGTATGTTTCAGAAGACCCGAAACAGAAACGAGGCATTGGACTGTTTTGTGTATGCGATAGCGGCGTATGCTATACTTGGTATCAATGTCAATGCCTTAGCTGACAAAGTGGGGCGTGAAGTATCGGAGACTACCAAGCAGACTCCGCAAAGACCTCCGTTTGTCCCTAAAAGCGGGCGAGGGTTCATTAATTCATGGCGGTAAACTATGTCTAATCTGTTTGACGCAACCAATGCTCCTGAAGGCGAGCCGCTAGAGATTGTAGCGGGTGACTTTATCCAGTGGAAGGTGTCTGACCTTGTAGACGATTACCCGACAGACTCTTATACCCTAATCTACACAGCTAGAGTCTCTGGCGCTCGTGACGAGTTCCAGATCGTAGCTACAGGTCAATCTACCCATTACCTAGTTACAGCGACCAGTTCTGCGTCTGCGTCCTACTCTCCTGGCATTTACCAATGGCAGAAAGAGATAGTTCGTGATTCAGACTCTGCTAGGATAGTGTTAGGCCGTGGTACATTCACGGTTAAAGCTGACCTCGATATTGCTGGTAGCGATATTCGCAGCCATGCTCAGATCATGGTTAGTAAGATCGAGAGCGTATTGAGCGGCAAAGCTGACTCAGATGTATCCTCATATTCGATAGCAGGTAGGTCATTGACTAAGATGAGCTTTGCGGAGCTACTCGAATCAAGAGACTACTACCGAGCTGAAGCAATGCGCGAAAAGGCTGCTGAAGATGCCAAGAACGGCAGAAAAGGTAAGTCTACTATCCAAGTGAGGTTTTAGATGGCGCTTTTTGACGCTTTCCGTAGAAAGACAAAGCCAGAACCCAAAGTATTCAAACGAGCGTATGCTGCTGCCAATCCGGGTCGGTTATTTGCCGACTTTAAGGCATCAGAGCGATCTGCTGACAGCGAATTAAGTCCCGTCCTCAAGACTATACGTTCGAGATCACGCGATTTAGTGCGAAATAACTCATACGCAAAGCGATATATGTCATTACTTAAGACCAATGTGATTGGCGGTAAGGGCTTCGGTTTGCAAGTGAAGGCACTTGATACGGTCGGTAATCTTGATGTCACGGGCAATTCTGCGGTCGAACAAGCGTTTATACAGTGGGGTAGAGCGGGAAATCCGACTGTAGACGGCAAATTGAGCTGGGTTGACGCTCAAAAGCTAGCTTTGGAGACAATTGCGCGTGATGGTGAGGTATTTGTAGTTAAACACCGTGGCGCGAGCTTCAAGGACTCCTTTGCAATTGAGTTCATCGAAGCAGATCAAGTTGACGAGACAAAGAACGAGAAACTGTCTAACGGCAACGAAATTCGCATGGGTGTTGAGTTAAATAAGTTCAAGAAGCCAATTGCATACCACTTTAAGACTTATCACCCAGGCGATTATGATTTTGCAACGATGTCTGTCTCTCCTAAGACGCTAAGAATACCAGCAGAGCGCGTATTGCATATCTACATTCAGTTAAGGGCAGGTCAGACGCGAGGTGAGCCTTGGATGTCTCCTGCGATGGCTGGGCTTAAGCAGCTAGGGGCTTACATTGAGGCGGCATTGGTCGCAGCGCGTGTTGGAGCGAGCAAGATGGGCTTCTTCACTAGCGCAGGTGGTGATGGGTTCGTCCCAGACGATTTAGATAATCAAGTGCCTATAATGGACGCAGAGCCTGGATCGTTCCATCAACTCCCGACTGGGGTCTCGTTTTCTGCCTTCGATCCTCAAAACCCTAACAATGAGTTCGAGAGCTTCCATAAGTCGGTGTTAAAGAGCATCGCTTCAGCTCTTGGAATTAGCTATACGTCTCTGTC